TGATCTTTTACAGCAGTTACCTGCGCTTCTTGTGCCTTAATACGCGCTACAGCTTCCTTATCTACCATACCCTCTAGCTGCTGCTGTAGCTGATTCTCTTGCTGCTGTATGCCCAGTCTCTGCTGTGATAGCTGGTTCAGTCGCTGAGAAGTCTGCGTATTATCTTTGTCGTTAGGCTTCTTGCCCGCTGCCTTATCAGCCAAATCTTGCTGCTGTTGCTGCAAGCGTAGTGAAGACTCTTGTAGGCTTATGCCCTTCTCTTGCTGCTGTAGTGCGTCCAGGCGTGACTGTAGCTGTGCACGTAGCACAGGATCGCCCTGTGCTTGTGCTAGCTTGCCCTTCATCTGCGCAAGGGCTATCTTGTCCTGCAAGTCAGCTTGCTTCTGCGATAGGTCGTTAACTTCCTTTAGAGCATCTACCTGCTTCTGTAGTGGATCAATAACAGCATCGTATGCGTCCTTAATATCGCTAACAGCATTCTGGTAGTCGTGCAACGATGCTTGACTGTCCTTGATACTAGCATCTATTGTACGTATCGCACCGTCAACGTCGTTAGCTACATTCTTCAGTGCGTCTAGATTCTGACCAGCAGCCTTTAGCTCTGCATTAGCTTCCGTAAGAGTTAGACTCTTAGCCACGTTGCCCAGTGCGTCCGATACCTGCTGCGCTATATCACCAATGCCCTGTAGCCCTGTTTGCATACCATCTACGTACGCTTGTATTACAGCAGCACCACCAGTAGCTATAGCACTCAGTGGCCCTACTGGTGGTGGCGAATTGCCGATTAGGTAGTCAGCTATGGTCTGTGCTATAGCGTTAGCAGCTTGTGCTATCAGATCACCAGCACCGCTTAGCAGCCCGCTAGCAAATTCAGCTACTACATTAACGCCAGCACCAAACATTTGCGTAGCGAGATCTTTAGCACTCTGTAGCAAGGAATCAAACGCAGCACCAGCACCATCAGTCTTAAATGCTGTAAATGCCTTAGTAATAGCGTCAGTTAATGGCTGAAACGAGCTAATAACATCTTGCACTGATGCTTTAAGATCTGCAGCCCACTGCTTACTAGCATCACTTGTAAGCAAGTCAGCAAGCGCAACTAGCCCGTCTCTTGCCATGTTAAATAGTGGCGAGAAGCCTTCTGTAGCTAGGTTGCGTAGCCCGTCAATCATGTTCGAGCTAGCAGCTTCCCACGTTTGCGAAGCCTTAGCAAATATGTCAGACACGTCAGCCGAATGAGCAAACGTATCTAGTGCCTTTAGCATTTGAGCCGAGCTAATTTGTCCCTGTTTGCTCAGCTCACGTACCTGACCAATAGTCATGCCCATGCTATCAGCTAGTAGCTTCCAGGCAGGTATGCCAGCTTGTGCTAGCTGGTTCATGTCCTGCGCGTTAACCTTGCCAGCAGCAAGCATCTGCGTGATAGCAAGGTTAACGCGCTTTATCTGTAGCTCACCACCACCTACAGCCATGACTGCAGCAGCCACATCTTTAAGTATCGGTATAACCTGATCGCCAGCTATACCCATACCCATAAGCTGCTTAGACATCTGCAGCAAGCCAGGAAACTCGAAGGTAGTGTGTGCTGCTAGATCTTGCAACGACTTAATGAAGTCGTTCGCTTTACCAGCATCACCAAGGAAGGCTGTAAACGAAATTCTAGACTGCTCTAAGCTACTGCTCAGTGTAAGCACACTCTTAGCAGCCCCTGCTACAGCACCTTCCATAGCGCCAAACGCAGCAGTAGCAGCAGCGATGCCAGTACCAATACTTAGTCCAGCACCGAAGCTGCTACCCAGGTTGTTTATGCCCTGTGCAGTCTTGGCCGCACGCTGATCTATCTGTCCCATAGCGCTGTTAAACGTAGACAGATCTACGTTCACGCCTATGTTCAGTACTCCAGCGTTGGCCCCTACTGCTGGCATATCATCTTACCCTACCCTGCCCCTGCCCCTGCCGTCTGCTAGATGCACCACCACCACGCTGCATATTCCGCATGCGCTGTTGTGCTGCCTTCTTACGCTCCAAGGCACGCTCGCTCAATATCTCTGCAACACGTGACCACTGTGCCCACCTACGCACATACTTATGTACTACTGGTGTGCACGGTAAGTCTTCGTATTTACAGAAGTCACCTAGTCCTGTCCACTTGAAGTTGAGCCATTCGATGTACCAATCGGGACAAGAGCCGAGCGTCTTACCGCTGGTGCCGCCTGATTCGAGGAATTGTCTGAGGCCCTCAACTTTCCCACTTCCATTTCATCCTCAATTAGCACGTTAATGATCTTTGTACGCAGGAAGCTAGGCAACCGCATAAAGCCATCAACAGTACACGGTACTTCCTTGCCACCGTCCTTCAGATCCCACGACTTAATCAGACGGCCAAACAGCTTGCTAAGCCCACTGTTATCAGCCTGCTCTGTTAGGTCGTGCAAGATCCTCTGGCACTCGTCATCGTACTCGTGAGGATTGTACGTAATCATCAAGCGTTCGTCGTCAAAGTCTACCTGTACCGTTGCCTGCTTACGTCGTAGGGCTGCAAGATCCATGTTCAGTAGCTCTCCGTGCATCGAACGAAATATGTAGCCTATTCGTGTGCGCGTGTATTGCGTGTACTCATTGTGGGCCAGACAATGAGTACACGCTGCACACTGCCCTGTAACAGCTACAGTATTACAGAGCAGTCTGTGTGTTACGCAGCTTGGCAGTCATCGCCTTGTCCCACGTACCATCGTAGACTATGCGTCCAGTCCAATCCAGCGTAGCCAGTCCGTTAATGTCTGCTGGCGTAAACGCTGCACTAAGCTGCACAGCCATGTACATCTGGTACATGTAGTTAAACGGCACTCCTGGTGCAGTACCAATCAGTTCGATCTGTGGCCCTACACCCTCGATACGTATAAACAGTGTCTGGTGACCACGGAAGTAGTCAATTAGCTCACGCCCGTTAGGGTTGTTTGCCACCGAAAACGTCATGGTAGGATCTGGCTTCGTAGCGTAGTGTCGGTCATACGATGGCTTGCTGCGGTTAAGAGGGTAGCCGACACCCCACCGTGTATCAATTGACCAGCCCACTGCAAAGGCGTCTAGCCACTGCGTAGTACCTATGTCAGCGCTGTCCAGATCCAGGTACACGTTAACTTCGTTAGGCTCAATAGGCACCTGCGGTATGCCTACAACGGTAGTAGGATCTGTCAACGAAAAGTTGAAATCCATGATCTGGCCCATAACAGAGCCACCAAGATCGTTACCACCGTCTCTGCTAAAGTTCATGTTCAGCGACTGGAAGAAGCAGTAGCCTGCACGCTCTGCAGTGCCAGCATCAATGTCGCCTTGCTCAACAGTGTACGTCTGCGGTGTACCCTGTCGGTTGTGCACGATGTTGAACACCCAGTCACGTGCCAGCAGTGCAGTTGGTGGCGTAGTGACCGTACCCACACCCATCAGTGAAGATAGTGGGTACTGCATTTCCGTGTAGCTAGGCCCGCCTGACACGTCACTCGTAGACCATTCACGATTCACGAACTGAATGGTATCGAACAAGTAACCAGTAGGCCCCTGGAAGCCTACGTCTGCATCCTGTGCAAGAGCGATACCAATGCTAGCAAGACGCTTCGTAGCAGGTACAAACGTACCTGGAGTAACCTCTGGAGCAATCTGAATAATACTTGTGGCAATCGCTCGCTCAACTGGCATGGTATCCTCCTACGCTACGCACTCTACTACTAACTAAGTCTGTACGCTTTCGTGTCAAACTCTAACACGATCTGTGGGTACAGCACGCCGTTAATGTTCTGTGGCCCCTGTGGTCGCTCGCGTGCTTCAGATAGCTTACCTATGTAAATACCGTCTCCGTCCTGTATGCGCAAGCCTTCGAGCACGATACCTACACGTCTCGCTATCAGTATCAGCTTTGCGTAATCAGTACCCCCTTTATCACGCGCTGCAACCTGTATCACAGCATCACGCCATACCTGCGTACCACTTAGCGTGCGTGTGTTCTCCCCGCTCACACCCGATACCACAAGCACAGGATACGTGTCTGTATCTTCTATACCTGGAAATATACGCCCACCGCATGGCTCAGCAGCTAGCTCAGCATCTGCCATCAGTTTCTCTATAAGTTTATCCACTATTTCATTAACCAGTACCGTTGATGGCATCCTGTATTGCCTTTCCTATGCTGCTCTGCAGCGTTGCAGCTTCCTTAGCCACTGCCTGCCTCATAGCAGGATTAGCACTTAGCCGCACGGTACCGTATTCCTGGTAGTAAAAGTAGTCTCGTATTTCTGCTGGTGTCACTGTTCCACTTGTAGCGCTTTGAAACGTTATGTGCGCACCTTCTATTTGTGCCTTCATAAAGCCAGTATCCACGTGCACGTTTGCTGCCCAGTCATCACGTATACGTGTCAGTGCATCACCTATAGCCTTCTCTACGTTCTGCGCAGATTTAGCTTGCATGGCACCTATACGTCCACTGTTCCACGTGGCTATCAGTCCCTGTTTAGGCATGTTTGTTACTGTACATCTGGCCTACTGTTGTCGTACACCAGTACGTGCATGTAAATCTGGTCAGTACGTTCTGCTACGCCAGCTACAGGGTATCGCTTTCCGTTGTACAGCAGCACATCGTCTGCATACACTGGTGGCGCTGTAGCTGACAGTAGCATACGTACCACGAAGCGTGTATTTTGCGTCTGAAACTGTAGTAGCTCTTCAGGCGTTTGTAACGTAGGTACCTTACGACACTTTATGCCCGCAGCTACGGTCTGCTCTACGTCTCGCCACGAGTTATTAGGCTGTCTAGTCCTAACGTTTCGCAGCAAGTCACACACACCCTGCAGTGCATCGTCAGCTACCGCCCTAAAGTCTGCTAGCTCTTCAGACGCAAACACGCTACTACCCTACTGCCTAGCTACCACTAGGCGCAGGAGTAGTACCAGTGCCAGTATCAGGCGCAGTAGGATCACCGCTTTCCTCACTGGTGGTATCGTCAGTATCTTCTGCTTCAGCATCGTCAGTCTCGCCGTCTGGCCTACGTCGTCGTGCTTCGCTGGTTGGGTCTATCACGTCTTCCTCGCCCTCTGTACCTATTTCCACGGTACCTGTGTTGTCCACAGCCCACTTAGTAGGCTCTGCACCTTCTTCGTATGCAGTGCCATCCTCGTAGCTCACTATTTCGTAACCAGCCTCTTCGTACGTCTGCCCATCAAGGCTAGTCATAGGCTTGCTGTGGTAGTCTTCTTCCGACACAGCAAAGTGCTTGCCCGTCTCAGGATGCTCGATACGCACCATGTACGATGCATCGCTGCTACCAGCAGAAGCCTCACGCGAGTCTGCGCGTGTAGGTATCACATCCTTCGTTGGCTGCTGCTCTGCTGGCTGTGCCGCTTGCTGCGCAGGCTGTGGCGCAGGCCGTTGCTGTGGATGCGCTGGTCGTGGTGTACCTCTGTTTACTGTCATGTTGCTACCCCCTGCTACGCCACTACCACTTGCCCACCACCAGCAGCAGTGCTACTGCCATCTGTTGGTAGCCCTAGTAGTGTCATCACCATTTCTGGCATTGCTAGGTCACGAAACTTCAGGCGTACATCTTGTGCAGAACCGTAGTCTGTCAGCCACTCACTAGCAGGATGTAACACCGTGCGCATGAACACACCTGCTACCATGCTAGCTGCTAGCGTCACTGTCCCTGGTATCGTATCGTCTGGTACGTAGTCTGCTTCCAGGTGTGCGTAGTTAATCCACCCAGGTACAAACAATTGCCCTGTGTCTGGATTCATCAGACGATAGTAGTTCGTGGGCAGTGGCGCTATTTCAGACGGCTGCTGCAGCCAGTAGTAACCTCGTACTTCACCGAGTGTTACTACTGGCGCTTTCTTCAGCCAGACTTGTGCAGAAGTCATCAACAGTAGCTCACCTGTTACTGCACCCTCACCGTAGTTACCGCCAGTCATAGAGTCAATCCACGACTCTGTAGCAGGCAGCACTATATCGTTGCAGTACAAGCGTTGTTCGTCAGTCATGGCACGGCCCAACTGACTTTCCACGTTAGCTACTGTTGTGTACCCTTTCATAGTCTGCTGCTCGCCTACGCTGGCTTAGGGGTACTTGTTACTGGCCGCCCAGTACGCGTAGGGGCTGCGCTGCTACTACTGCTGCTACTAGTAGTAGTGCCAGTGGCAGCGTCACTACTACTAGCAGCAGGATCAGTGGTGGTGGTGCTGTCAGCAGTAGTGGCAGCAGCAGCTTCTTCTTCAGTCTCAGCAGCACCCACGCCACCAATAGCAGGCGATGTGGCATCTCTACGTGCTGCATGATCTGCCATGAAGGTACGCGTAGTCAGTGGCTGCACGTCTACCTTCTGGTGCCCTTCAGCATCAAACATGGCACCGAGGCGTGCCTTCGTAGCACCAAGCACTTCGTTAGCTGCTGGCCGTGCTCGCTGCCCCTGCTTGACTATCTCAGCACCCTCTGTCATCGCTACGTACTCTTCTGCAGCCTCTGGCGTCATCTTACGAGTAACACCATCAGGCGACTTAACGTACGCTAAGCTTGTGTAACCCTCTACGCCAGTGTTTGTTTCCACAGTGTTACGCAGCCTCCTACTTTCGCGTGAATTCATGATAATCATGAATTCCTCACGCTCTTCGTTGTCAGCGTCACTAGGTACCATCATTGGTTGTTGCTGGCTGCCACCCACCACAACCTTATCTCCTACTACCCTGCCCTTTATTTCAGCGTCAACAGGCAGGCTTACTGTTCTTGGCCCGCACGTAGCATTAGGTGCACCGCATAGCGGGCAACGATGTGGTGTACCTCTCGTGCTACGTGCGGGCATGCCACCAAACATTGTACTTGCTTACTAAACCGTGGTTACTTTCTTCCACACAGGCACACCTGCTGTGGCACCCTGATTGATCCACCAGTCACCAGTGTCACGTGTGATAATCAAGTCTCCCTTGATTGCACCACGCTGCGTAGCTGTGACACCAGGAGTGGTCACCGTAGCTGCTGCAGTACCTGCATTGAGGGTACTCTGATCAATGGTAAAGGGTGCCAGATCAGTTACTGCTAGATGCCCTGTGCCCGTAACTACAATAGGCGTAGCTGGCCACGGCCCACCCGTAGCACTAACACCATTAGCACCTATCTGTGTCATGCTGCGCAGTGCATCGCGCAGCACGGTAGCACTAGCGTTGTACGGCACAATTGGTGAGTGGTCGTTACGGTACGAGATCCGTACCCCACCACTAACAGGCACACCACCAGTAATAGCGAAGCTTACTACCTCGCTTGTGCCATTTACTGGTGCTGTATCATGATACGTGGTTGCCATCTGTGCTTACCTCCTGCTGTGCGCTGTGTGCTGTGTGCTGCTACTTACGCTGCTGTCAGATCCATTTCCACGATAGCAGCAGGACGCAGGCAACCAAACGCAGCACGTGCCTCAGCAAGAATAGCCACCATGTTTCGCACGAAGAAGTCTGCGTGCGAGTCAGTCATCTGCACGCTGTTCTGCATACGATCCCACAGAATCAGTGTAGCCATGTGTCCCACGTAGCCTACACCAATCGGCACAGACTCACACTGCACCACTGGCAGGTTCCACAGTGTTTCCTGCTGTGTACCTGCTGGCCCACCAAACATGAATGGCCCAGTAGTACCGTCACCATCAGCACGAGTAAGCTGGATAGTCTCCCAGTCGTACGGATTCAGCAGGTAGGCAGTAGCAGGCATACGACCAACTAGCCGCACCAGCGTCTTAGCCTTACGCGTAGTCACTAGCAGGTTAGTGTCCCACGCTTGCGCAGTTAGACCAGTGATCTCAGCTAGGCCAGTGAAGTTTTCACCAGTGCCATCACCAAGCACCATCTGGTCCTCTAGCTCTTCGTCCAAACCGAAGCGCAAGAAGTTGTCAATCAGCGTTTCCATCTGGCCAGCATCAGCCAGTGCACGCTTTGTAGCAGGTATCCAGTGAGCAACAGTCTTAACAGTGGTGCTCACTCGCTCGAACACCATTGCAGACTCTGGCTTCACACCACCAAGCAGAGCAGTAGTAGTACCACCACCAGTGCCTATAGGTAGGCTACTCTGCGCTTCTGGCACCATGGCTGCGTTGTTCGTCTCAGACACCTGACGAACGTACTCGACAGTATCACTGTCAGTCTGTCCGACAGTAACAATGTCTCGCATCACTAGCGGGCGACGAATAACGAACTGGTTCAGGTTCTGCTGAATGTCATTGAAAACAAACGCTCCAGCAGATGCGTCCGCTCCACCTGTAACCAGTGCCTTAATGCCACCAGGAATCTGCACAGGTGGCGAGTTAAGGCGCACACCCTTGCTAAAGTTACCAGCAGGTGCAGCCTTCGCGTACCACTTCTTGTAGTCAGGATCTTCCAGCACTAGCTGCGTAACACTCTTACGTGTCTGCTGCTGGCCCCCACGCTGCCACTGCTGCTGCTGCTGATTGTTCTTGCTACCGCCATCGTCGCCAATGATGTCACGTCCATCATTGCCAGAAGGGAACGACATACCTGATGCAGGATCGTTCATAAATGCATCATAGCCACTAATGCGGCTCACCATATCCTGCTGAGTCTTAGCAGCGAGTGCTTGCGTCTTCAGGTCTGCTAGCTCTGCATCAATCGCTTTAGCACGCTCGTACGAGTCCGTAGGGAAATCGAAATCAGGATACTGCGCGCACAGGTCTGCATTCTCCTTCAGAAGCAGTGCCATTCGGTCACGAATCTCTTTCATCTTCATGATGCTATCGCCTCCACACCTAATTCAGTTGCTGTCATCTCTGCATGCAGCTTCATCGCACGAATCTGCATTCTACGTAGCTCATCCTTATCGCTGCTGCCTGACTTACCGCTATCTTCAGACAGTGCAGTGTCGTCAAGCAGCTTCTGCACCTTGCCTGTAACGTTAGACAAGTCAGGCAGCAGCGATGCAAGGATGTTCCTGTTAGCCTCGCTTAGCACACGTCCAGCTTTTGACTCAGCGAGTCTCTTAGCCTTTACGTCTTCTACGCGAGACACGTACGCAGACAACTGTGCAACCACGCGTGCACCATGATCTGCTAGTCGTTCGTAACCGTCGTCGCCAGCTTCCTCGTCGTCGCTGCTCTTTGTAGCAGGAATGAACAATCCACGACCGTTATCAAGACAGAATGACTTAGCGTCACGTACTGACCACGCGTCAGCAAGGAAACGCAAGTTAGCACACTCTGTGGCTCCAGTAGCACGAAGCTTACCAGTGATAAACGCGTACGACTGTCCACCATGTTCTTTCAACTCACGCTTGAAAGAACCGTCTACAAACTCTGCTGGCTGATGCACGCTAAACACGTGCTCGTCGCCCTCGCTGTTTATTCCTCCTTCAGTAACAGTCTTACGCCCAGACTTAGCGTCAACTGTCAGTGTAGCGTCGTTAGCTGCAAAGTTGACTGGTGACCACTCTAGCCAGTCAAGCTTTAGTAGCTCTATTACACCACTATCTCTATCCCACTGGTCTACCAACACGTAGTAGCCAATGCTGTACTTGTCCAGTGCACCAAATTTAATGTTGCTAAAGGTATCCTTGCCCATCTGCGTGTCAAGGTTAAAGTGGCCAACTACGCGCAGCCCACCCAACGAGCGTATAGAAGCAGGTAGCCGTGCATCGTACGGCAGCACTTCCTCTGCTTCCTTTGTTAGCCCGATAGGCTGGTCCCACGAGTTATGTGACCACAGTATCTTTGGCAGAGTTTTGCTGGCATCTGTGTTTGCTTCATTAATGGTGTCAGCAAACGCCCCAGGACGTATTACCTCACCAGCGTAGTCTATGTTGTTAAATACTGAGCAGTACGCTTCTACTAGCCCCTGATCGCCCTCTAGTGCCTTCGCATGATGCACAGGCAACATCTTTCGTCCGTACTTCATGCTGCTGTTTCCTCCGTCTGCGTCTGCTGCAATTCATTCACGTCTGTTATGTGGCTAAACTTACGCACACAGTTAGGGTGCCCTAGTGGTGGTATCGAACGTACCTCGTTAATTGGTACCATCGTACCATCCATAGCTGAGCACACATCGTCAGAATCTCCGTCTGACACTAGCACACCTACCACTATGTCACTAGCTTTGTACGATTCTAGCTGTGCTAGGTTAGTTGCAGTGGCTAACTCTGTACGTGCTATTAGCTCACTGCGTACTGCGTCGAAAACACCCAGGCGCTCTATGCGTAGCGTCAACTCTTCGTACGATTCATCAAGATCCATACTTGCTTTGAGTGCCCGACTCACTTCTAGCCGCGTGCTCTCAGCTATGCCCTTGATGTTTAGCCCTGCATTCTTTACGTAGGTGCGCTCTTCTGTGCCGCTCAACTCGTAGCGCACACTCAGAGCATCCTGCACCACGTCATGCACCGCTACCAGCACACGCTTGTACCACGGCTCTAGTACACTCTTTAGCGTGTCTACATCTTCCTGCAAGCGTGGCCAGTTAACACGCCACCTAGGTGCACTACCAGCACCAGCAGCTTTACCCTTACCTTGTGCATTCTGCTGCTGCTCTGCTAGTGCCTCTAGCACAAACTGTTTCTGCTCGTCAAGGTATTTCTGCACATCAGCTTGTACGCTAAGACTCATGCGTGTGCGTATGCGTACTAGGCTGTCTGCTACATCCTTTGTGTCTACTCTTGACTTTCCGTTGGTAGTGTTATTATTACCACTCCCACCAGAGCCAGTAGCAGTACTACTATCAGATGCTGCGGCTCCAGTGGCATTAGCACTAGCTGTAGGATCAACTGGCAGAGGATTGCCAGCGCTATCCACAGGTACAGGCTTTCCATCCGTCCCCACCACAGTAGGCTGTGCAGGAGTCAGTATCTCGTCTACAGCTACAACCTTCACCTTGCTAGCCAGTGCGAAGAAGTCCTCGTCCAAGGCTTCACGGTTGCGTAGCTGTCTAGCCTCGTTGGCTGTGAGTATGCCGTGTTCCATTTCCTGAACTATGCGTGTCACTAGCTGTGTCTCATCTTCCTTCAGCACACGCACTTTATCGTTGTTGAATTCAGTAGCAAATGTAGTGTTTTTCTCGCCAGCATAATCTACTAGTAGCTGTGTATCTATATCAGCAGCAATCAACTCTTGCATAGGTATAAGCTTGTTCTCGTAATAGATCTTACGTAGTCCATCCAGGTTGTTGTACGTACCATGCTCTAGGCCAGTACCTAGCCCTAGCAGTATGGCAGGCGTCGAGAATATAGAAGTAATACGCTCTTCTGGCACGTGGCGTATTGCTGCCAGATCCATCTTGCTAGGATCTGTACCTATACCATCCACACGCACTGCACCACCGAGCACTAGCGGTTCACCACGCCTGTCTCCACTAGTACGCGCCATAGTACGCGCTTTGATCTTCTCTGCATCAGGTTCAGTAATACGTACCTTCTCATTAAGAGGCGATATAACCATGCCTGCAACACCCAGATTACGCAGAATAGTATTTGCATACTCTGCTGCCTCGTCGTCTGTGCTAATCTCACGAAGCAGCGCACCAAGCTTGCTAAGCCCCATGCGTACGTTGTACGGATCTATGCCGTTACGGAAGTGCACTACGTCTTTAGGATCTATCTTCAGTATTGTACCGTTGGGGTTATATTCGTAGTGTGATATAAATACCGTAGGGTCATCTTGTGGCCAGCATGGCTTAATCAATATGCTAGGCACCCAGTACAATTCTACTGGCTTACCTACCCCGCTACGCACTTTCATCCAGTACGCATTACCAAACATGTAGTCTGCTATAGTAGCCTGCCACAGCAGCTTACCGCTGTACCACGGATTAGGTTTACGTATCAGTGCAGTTAGCTCGTGGTCAGGCACTACTTCGTCGCTATCAGCTATGCGCTTCATCACTTGCATAGGCGATTGAGCAAACGCAGTGCTAGCTAGCTCTATAGCTGCCATCACTATAGCGTTGTTACGCCCCGTACCTACTTGTGTGCGGTAATCAAACGTACCATCACGACTCGTCATACCCTTCTCACTACCCCAGAAGAAGTATGGTCGTGATACAAACATCATGTCTGTTACCGACTTAATCCGCCCTACTATTCTCGACAGCCATCTAAAGCGGCTATTGCTTACACCTCTACGATTCATAGTAAAACGCTCTACACTATCACGTACAGAGTCGTCGCCCATTACGTCACCACGTATGGTCTGTGCATTCGTACGTACAAGTGCCATCAGTCAGTCACCTATCATGCGCACGTACTGCACTGTTTCATCTATCATCAAATCTGTGTAGCCCCACACACACGCATCCATGTTGTCAGGGCTAGGCATTCCAGGTTGCCACTCACACATCTGGTCTTCAAGATCAGCAAACATACCCACATTATGCCCACGGTGCTGAGCAAATATGTTGCTAACTGGCTCTGCGCGTGTCAGCTTGCCTCTACTTGCGTACACAAGGTGCACAGGCACATTACCATCTATGGCATGTATGTTTGCCTTCACCAGTGCACCGCCATTGTTAGCCTCAGCTACCACACGGTCTGCACGGTACTTGTAGTACGCAGCCACTACCTCGTTGCCCCACTCATTAGGGCTACCCTGCATCGTCATATCATCTAGCGTGTAGCCGTGTGCGTCAGGATGCCCCTTCAGACCACTTCTACCCACCACCACTATGCCCGTAGCAGCAGTATCTTGCGTCTGCAGCTTACCCTCATCACGCAAAGTCTTGGCCGTTATCTCTGCTGTTGCAGGATCTACAGCCACTACTATTTCGTCTAGCTCTGGTGTCACGTTTACACGTGTGTTGTCTAGTAGTTCTCTGTTCCATAGTGCATTTGGGTTGTCGTCAAGTACCTGTCCATAAAGCTCCTGCAGACCAGTACGAGTGTTACGGTATTTGCTAATGATATTATTAGCCCACGATTCGGCTAAATTCTCGAGGTTTGCGTATGTGCTATCAGTAGTAGCTATCGTAGTTGGCATGGATAGCAGGCTTTTCACTAGCTTCGTTGGCCTAGGTGTGCTTGTTAGTATTATCTGTGGCTCATCACCAAGGCGCAGTGCCATCATGATGTTATCCATAGTCTCTTGCCCATAGCGCCAAGCTGCTACTTCATCGCCCCATGCTTTATGAAACTGTGGCCCACGTATGCTATCTGGCTCGTCTGCGCTACGCAACATAGCTTGTGCACCATTTGGCCACACAAGTCTGCGCTTACTTGGCTGGTACTCAGGACGCCACTGCTTAGGGCTAGTGGCTAGTATGCCTGATTCACCTTCTATCATCGTGTCACGTACATCATATGCAGTACGTCCGATCACAAGTATACGCCCGTTATCCTTACTCCACTTGTTTACTACCTTACCGCCAGTCCATGTTTTACCGCTACCTCTACCACCCTTCATAAACCATATATTCCACGCACCACGCGGTAAGCGCTGCGTAGGTCTGGCCCAGAATTCGTAGTCATAGCGCAGCTTGTACGCTTGATCAGCAGACATCTCACGAACCATGTTCGCTATCTGCTCAGGCGTAAGAAACTTACGCAAGTCGTAGTACGTCAGCTTAGGCTTGTCACCAACAGGCTCACCAGTACGCGTCAGCACGGTAGTAGGCATCTTGTTGTTCTCTACCCTGCTGCGTCCTGCTCTTGCTCGTTCATAGCCTGCTGCAACGACTCACGCTTGCCTATCTTGTCCAGGTGCTCTATCATCCAGCGCTTGCTTTCGTCTGCGTCGTCGTTGGTATCACGCTCTTCGTGCTCTTCAAACTGTCCAGCCAAGTTGCTGAATGCAGCCAGCGTGCTTGCATACGTACGCCCCACGTCTGCAGGCTCCATGTCCAGCAGAGCGCTCTGTAGCGTTGCCTGCACACGCATTAGTGTGCTGAACGTATCCAGCATCAGACGACTGCGCAAGCGTGTACTTAGTGCACGTGCATTACGAGTGATGCACCTAATAACATCGCTTTCAGATATGCCCAGCTTATCAACTACTCGCTGATATATACCGTTCTCTAGTACAAGAGCATCCATAATGTCAGAATCACTAGGCATAACAAAATCCGCTGAGCGTGCCTTATCAGAGACTACATCACTCAGCGAATTTACCACGATCTTACGTGGCGTATGGTCTGGTGGTTCCAGCAGACGTATGGTCATTTCTTCTGCACCACTAGTAAGTTATTACTACCAGTACCTGTGTCTATCACATGTTTCTGATAACATGGAGGACACACATAGCCTACCAGTGTCTTCATACTTACTGTTAAGCTAACAGAACACAGAGCACAGTCTGTGTTCTTGTATGTGGGTCTGTTTGTGGTAGGCATTAGGTACACCTTATGCTCCATTATCGCATACCTCCTACCATAAATCTCTCCCTGTATCTCAAATCATACTAGCTTATCTCCTTCTGCTTTCTACCCCCTATTATGGCTAATAGTATTGACGAATAGATCCCACTATGGTATACTCCAGGCATGGGACTCTACAGGTCAAGAGCAGATGACTTACGTACCCTGTTCATATCAGATGAAGCATATGCCCGTCTGAACAAACTAGCACAAGAAGCAGGCTTTATAAATAAAGACAACGTAGTATCACGTGGCATAGCTCGCTACATTACGCACATCATGCGTAATAGCAACCTGCTTCGTGACACACGCCCCGATCATGTACGCGACAATGATGAAGACATGATCGGCGCAGGCATCATGCCAGAGTGGACGCAGTACGCCCCACGCAAACGCAGGTGCATAGCTCTGAACGACATTACGCTGACACGAGCATGTGCAGCAGCGTATCTACTAAACATTACCAGTGTGCGCAAACTAGAGGGTGCACCTGATATGTTCTCTGGCAGACAGTGCCTAAGCATCTTGCTAGAGGCCATAGGCACAGATTGGATAACTTTTGATGGAGAACAGCAACCTACCACCACCACCACCCCCACAGCAGAGCAGGGATAGAATGGCGATTGATAATCCACACGGCTCGCTAGAAGCCTTAGAGTTACTGCGTCAAGCAAACGGTAGTAACGCTATGCGTCCACCGATGTTTGGTGACAAAGTAGCTATCACTGCCAAGATTAGCGGGCGTGCAAAAGCTGGCCTACGTCGTGTGGCTAAAAACATGGGGTACGTACACAATGGCCACGGTAACATTAACCTGTTACTCGAAGCCATTGGTACGGGCACTGTTGTCGTAAGGGTGCCTAACTCGCTATGACCGTAGCTTGTGGCTCTGGCTGGTCTTGCTCGTCACCTTCCAGGCTAATGCCATGCTCTGCTAGCCAACGCTCCAGTGCAGCAGCACCATCTAGCCGTTCTCGCTTCATCACTGCTGCCACTACCATACGCTTGTGGCTCTCACGCTCACGTGACTTACGCCTAATAGCTTCCTTACGCTCTTCGTCAGTCTCATACTTCTTAGGTCGTCCACGGCCCTCTATTTCACCGTCTCTAGCCAAGTCGTACCCTACAGCCTCAGCAGTAGCACGGCGCATTAGCTCGCTCATGGAGATACCCTGCCGTTGGGCAGCAGTAGCTATCACTTCCTTATACGTAGGCGAAACCTTCACCACTACCAAGTTACTAGACATGTTTCCGTCTCCTTTCCACACTGTTGTTCTCT